GTTTCAGCGCCTCCATGACGATAAGCGGCATGGGCACGTCGCGTTCCTCGCTGTTCTTCGGCGACCCCTCGACCCATCGGGCTCCGACATATACGAGATTGCCGCCCACGTGCAGCACTCCCCTATCGAAGTCCAGGTCGCGGGCCTTCAACGCCGCCGCCTCGCCCCAGCGTAATCCGCAGAAGCCCAATGTCAGCACGAGCGCCCGCCGCTCCTCCCCCAGATGCTTGCCTTTGGAGCATTCGTCGGCGAATGCGAGCAGACGGGGTATGGTCAGGTACACGCGACGGCTCTTGCGCCTCGGCAGTTTGGGCAGTTCGACGTTTTCGCAGGGGTTGTCGAGTATGAGCCTGTCCCGCACGGCCATGCGGCAGATGCCGAGCATGGTCTGGTACGGGCGGCTCACGGAGGGAGCACCCGAGTTCTCGATGACGTCGCTGATCCATGCCTGGACTTCGGCGCGGGTGACGGTGCCGATCCGACGGTCGGCCCAACGCTCCTCGCAGTGGAGCCTCCATGCGTCGGTGGCGTTGATCCGCGTGGTCTCCTTCCAAAACGGCCATTTTTCCTTCAGCCACTGCTCGTAGAGGTCTCCGACGCGTCGTTTGCCGCCTTCCGGATCCACGTAGCTGTTGGTTGCTTTGGCGATGGTGACGTGTTCCGCCGCCCAGTTTTCCGCATCTATCTTGCGGCGGAATCCGCGCTTGTCGGTCTGCGTGCCGTCCGGCTTGCGGTACCTCACACGGTATCGGGTTTCGCCCTTGGTTGTCTTGTATCTGGTGACGTTCGCCATTTCGGGTATGGCTTCGCCCCGCCCATCGGCTAGGATGGGAGGCGAAGCGTCCTCCTTTCTGATAAGCAAGCTGGTCGATGTTTCACCCGCCCTGTTGATGGTCAAGATCAACAGGGCGATTCTTTTTTTCTATTGCAGGAATTGCCTGTGGGCCGTTTCTGACAATGAATACCGTATCGGCCGTTTGCCGTGTTCCTGCAGGAGGCCGAGGCCGAGGAGCGCGTTGATGGAGCTCATGAGCCTGGTGTTCCCGGCTTCGAGCAACGAGCACAGTTCCTTGCGAGATGCCGGTTGCGGGTTGTTGTCGAACAGTTCAATCTGAAGCAGGTAGAACAGGATGTCCTTCTGGTCGCCGGACAGGCGTTTCTGTTCGGCGTAGTCGTTGAGCTTGTCGTAGGCGGCCTTCAGGGAGCCCCATTTGTTCCCCAGATCGGAGATGATGTTTTTCTGCGCGGTGATGATGAACTTCACCATCCGGTAGCAGAACAGGGACACGTCGGAGCAGTTCAACGGGAACTGGGCGTCGTCGAACGCCTTGTAGTACTGACCTTTGGCGTCGGCTATGACGGGGCTGAGCGATATCGCGGTGGGCACGCTCAGATGCTTGCTCAGCTGCAATGCCAGCAGGAATCGCCCCGTCCTTCCGTTGCCGTCGTAGAACGGGTGGATGTATTCGAAGGCGTAGTGGCACATCACGGCCCGGAGCACCGGCGGTATGTTCGAGTCGGTGAGCAGGGTTATCCATTTGGTGAGTTGCACCTGGATCTCCGATTCGGGGTATGCGCCGTCGTGGAGTTTGTGCCCGTTGCCGTCGTCCCACACGGAGACCGTTCCCTTTCGGAACAGTATGCCGTCCGGTTTGTCCTTGTCGGCTATCTCGCCGTCGGTGACCTGGTCGTAGATGTTCCTGATGTCCTTGAGCTCGTGGGGCAGTTCGAGCTGTTTGCTGTCCTCTCCGGACAGTCCGAGGAACAGTTTCGCGAATTCGGTCAGCCGTTTGTGGGGGCCCTCGCCCGCGGCCGATTCCAGTGCGTCGGCTATCTCCTTGCGTGTGGTGTGCACGCCTTCGATGGTGTTGGTGCTTTGCACCTCGGCTCCGATGAGGTCGAACAGGTAGGCCCGTTTGGCGATGTTCGGCAGGTCGTTCCACAATGATTCGACGCTTCCTTCGAGTTCCCTCACGGTGTCGAGGGCCGTGCCGAGTTCCCTGAAGCATACGGCGAACATCTCGTGTCCGTCGAACGTGATTCCGGAACGGAACGTGGACCATCCGTTGACCCGTGACTCGTATTCGCGTTGGGCGGCGTCCGTGGGTTTCTCCGTGGACCGGGACATGTTGATGGTCTGCCGGATGCTTTTGTAGTCCATCTCCCCTATCACCTCGTTTCGCGTTGTATCGATGTTTGGAATACGAATATTACTCTTCTATGTATCGAAAACGCCGGAAATCGATATATAGACAATCGGAATCTGTTCTCAATGAGCCCAAAACGGAAGAAAACAGATTATAGAGCCAGCCCTGCCGACGCTGCAACGCCGGCAGGGCAAATTCTTATCTGATGAGATCTATCACGTAATAGTAGCCATCGTCATCATCCTCATATCGGGACACCCATCGCTGAAGTCTCACGCCTCCTCTCATTCCGACAAGAGACGCAAGATTCGTGTAATCCCACGAGCGTGCGCCGATTTCGCATATCGTCTCGCCACCAACGGTGATTGCCACATGGGGCTTCGCCTGCGAGCCTTTTGGGACCGGTAGAGCTATGACTTCGGCCGGCAATGTCGCTTCCGGGATGCCATTCAGAAGACGTTCTATTACGGGAGAATGCTTGCCGACGGTTTTATGAAAGACGGCTCCTATGTCGGCCCCATTCTTCAGTTCGCGGCCTAGGGTCACGACGAGCGGGAACCGGTGCGGGAAGCCGTACCACTGGTTCCACACGCATTCGATGTACGCGAATCCGTAGCGGTCCAGATAATCGCAGAACTTCCATGAGGACAGCACGCCGAATATCGCCCCATTGTACGCGAGCGCATATCCGCCGTCTGCGGTGTCGTACTCAGTATCGGTGAGGCCGCTCGTGAGTATTGTCCGCTGCCTGACTATGCCCGTGAGGAACCTGTGCCCGGGAGGGATGCGAAGAAGCGGCCTATTGTCGTACACGTAGACTTTGTACTCAACGGGTCCGGTCATCACGTTCTGCGGTGTGGGCGGAACGGCAATATTCGCCATATTAGCTGCTGGTCCACGCGACACGTTTTTGAGAAAACCAAACATAAGCTCTCTTCACCCTATGCGGCCACGCTGTCGTGCAGCCAGTTCTTGTAATCTTCTATGACCTGTACGGTCACATCGAGTTCGCATGCGATGAGGTACGAGTCCGCACCGTACATGCACTCGGCTATCGCGTACTCATGCGGGTTGATGAGTCGCAGGGCGGTTTCGCGTCTGGCTCGTCTCTCGGCTTTTGCCCCGTTCGGGTCGCAGCCTCGATCGTGGTGCCTAGCGTGAGCAAGCTCGTGGGCGAGCGTGCAACGCCGGGCGAAGTCTGGGAGCGTCTCGTCGATGATGATGAGTCGCGTGGGTTCGTAGTAGCAGCCGCAGCGTCCGGGCGATAGTTCTCGTTCCCGGACTTTGACGCCGAGTCTCAACGCTTCGGCGAGTAGATCCTCATATCCCATAAAGCCTCTATTCGCGTGGTGTGGTGGCTTCGTTTTCCTTGTTTGGGTCGTCGTTCGCGGCTACGTCGAACTGTTCGGGGTTGGCGGCGATGCGGTCGGCCATCTCGTCGGCGGCGCGTTCCGCCTCGATGCGGCTGGCCTCGGCGATGATGTCCCGCAACGTCTGCACCGGGTCGGCATTGCACACATCACAGATCGCCAAAAATTCAGAAAGACGAACGGGTGACTTCTCGCCGTTGTGAATATATCCGACTCGGACATGGCTGACCACACCACCCATGCGTTCGGCAATCACTCTATACGCCAAGGCGGAATCATCAATTATCTTCGCCAAGGCATCTTTTGCGGCGTAATCCATTGCCGTCCATTCAATCTTTGCTGCCATGGCTCAAACATACGTGTAAGCACATGGAGACACGCCGCACTTGCTTAAATTGTAAGCGTTAGCTAACATTACTTTTCAGTAATCACAAGCTTACATACTGGAGGTGGTTGAGATGTCCTCAACTGATTTCAGACAGCTTTCGACCAAGGAACTGCACTTGTATATGAACCTCGTGATGGGTTTCTGCAAGGACATACGCCGCATGCTCCGTGAAGGCACGTTGACCAAGGATGCCATCGACAAATACGAGGTGACGGTATCCAACAACATCCTTACCGAGGTCAACCGCCGATCTGGGGCGGAAACATCTGGGCGGCGGTCAGAGCAAGAGCCGGAGCCTCAATCATGTACCCGATAGCCAGCTGCTTACCTAAATCCTTGACTTTATCCCACATCGACTGCTTATCTTCGGGGGTCTGCACCATGGCAATGTCCAACGCCTCACGCAAACGGCTCACTGCTCGGTCAAGCACGAAATCGCCCGTGATGGCGTACTCGTCCAATGCGGTCTCTGTTTCTCTCAGAAGCCGTGACAGGTACAAGGCCAGACCATCGGGCATGCCGTCCGCGATTCCTCTGAGGACAGTGTTGGCCTCGCTGACGAGATTCCTGACATTGTTCCGTTGCTCTTCGGTGAACCGAAGCGTGCATGAATCAAGCAGCTCAGCCGCGTACATCAACAAGTCCTTGTCGGCGTCGGACATGAAATCGGACGTGCCAACGGGGCCGCTGATCTCATCCCAACGAATCTCGCCGGTATCCGTGAACGCCATCGTCACGGATTTACGCCACCGAGGAAGAGAAGAGCGAAATCCTTTGACGCGTCGTCCTTCCCTTTCCCACTGGTCAGTCGCTTTCCCGATTTCATCGAGAGCGGCGACCAGATCAGGGAAACGGTATCCGGCTTGGTCGGCATCATAAACACTTTCCTTGTCGAAGAAATCATACAGAAACTCCGCAGCGTTCATTTTCCCCTCCTCTTCGAAAGAAGTTGCACATGTCTAATCTACCAGCAATTGAAGTCGCAAAACGGGCGACCCATGACACCCGCAACCGCGTGCTGCTGTCCAAGACCAAGATAACCAGCATCGCCGACGCCAGCAACCGCAACCGCATGACCATCGCCAAATGGCTCGACGGCGACGACATGAGCCTCGCCGCGTTCGTGGCCGCACAGCAGTTATCGGGCGGAGACCCGGTCAAGACCTTGGCCACCGCGCTCGCTGGCAAGAAGGTATCTCATGCCTGAAATCCAGATTTTCAAATTTAAGAACAACCAACCACGGCTC